ATTCGTCAACACATGATAGACAACTGGTCAGCCATTGTGTCAGAGGGTGAAGAGGCAGACGATCTACTAGGCATCTGGGCTACTACGTATGGGTCTAACGCCACCATCATATCTATAGACAAAGATATGTTGCAGATCCCTTGCCACCACTTCAACCCCAACAAGAAGACATTTACCACTATGTCTGAACGTGAGGGTTCCAAGTTCTTCTACACTCAGATCCTTACGGGTGACAAGGCAGATAACATCATAGGTCTATATGGCATTGGGCCTAAGAAAGCTGAGAAGCTATTATCTGATTCTGTTACTGACGAGGAGATGTATGAGGTGTGTCTACGTGCCTACGGAGGTGACGAGGATCGTGTCATTGAGAATGCTAGGCTACTATGGCTACGCCGTTACGAAGGACAACTATGGGAGCCACCTAAATGCGTTTCAGATCAGGCTTAGAAAAGAGGACAGCTGCTTGGTTAACCCTACGAAAGGTTAAGTTCAAGTACGAGAAGACAAGAATACCCTACGCTGTGTCAGAGACAAGGCACTACACCCCAGACTTCCAGTTACCCAATGGTATATACGTTGAGACAAAAGGCCGCTTCCTTCCATCGGACAGAAAGAAACATTTACTTGTCAAGAAACAGTATCCAGAGCTTGACATTAGGTTTGTTTTCAGTAATCCTAAGGCCAAGATCAGGAAGGGTTCCAAGACATCTTATGCTGATTGGTGTGACAAACATGGGTTCTTGTACGCACAAGAGTATATACCTGTAGAGTGGGTAAAGGAAAAGAAGAAATGATAATGAAGATACACAGGGTAGTGGGTGGACCGTACTTCTTAGATGAAGAAAACTGTTACTATAATCTGTGCTTAGTAGAGCATGAGGATGGTAGCCTGGAGAACGAGGAGGTTCTTATGGATGACTTCGACAGTGCCTATGAAATGATTAAGCACTTAAGTACAACGATAGAACCTATCATCTTAGAATATAATGTAGGGATGAACTAATGGTGGTTGACAATGTTTGACTTAGATAGTAAAATTCGTGCTCTTGTGGAAAACTACGGCATTGAGTTGTTGTTGGAGCAGAACGAAATCTCCGAAAGATTAGTAGTTGAGTTTCTTATAGAAGAAAAACTTATCGACTTGGACGATTACTTTAACTTAGACGCAGAGATGGCTGAATGGAAAAGGATAGAGGAATGATTACGATAGAAGACATCGAGGCTTTCAGCATTGTTAATGTCACTCCTATGGAGTACTCTTATTGGGTAGAAGACAAGATCATAACAGAGGGTGAGACACGTTTAGTGGAGAACACCCTAGGTCTTGTAGGTGAGTCAGGGGAAGTAGCAGAGAAGATCAAGAAGTATCTTCGGGACAATACAAAGGTAAGCCAGAAGGAGATCATCAAAGAGTTGGGTGATGTTATATTCTACGCAACTGCCTTGGCTAACTACTTCTACAGTAACTTACCTGAGGTTATGGAAGCTAACATGGATAAACTAAACGATAGATCTAATCGTGGTGTCATTAAAGGATCAGGAGATAACAGATGAAACAGAAATGGGTAAACAATATATTCGTGAGGTTCTTGAGGTACTCAGTGATGTGGTCAGAGCATCGTCAGGCTATTAAGCATCTTAACACACTATCAGACAGACAGCTTAAAGATATCGGTCTTAACCGTGGTGACATTGACCGGATGGTCTGGTTAGAAGAAGACAAAACAATGCGAGGACGAGGCGAATGAGCAGTAACCAACTACCAACAGACTACCAGTCCTTCATTCACAAGTCACGGTATGCCCGTTGGCTAGAAGAAGAAGGACGCCGTGAGACATGGGGTGAGACAGTATCCCGTTACATGGAACTTGTGTACCCTAAGATCGGAAAGGATAGCTACACCAAAGAGATCGAACAGGCTATCCTGTCACTGGATGTCATGCCATCTATGAGAGCCTTAATGACAGCTGGTCCTGCTTTGGCACGGGACAACACGGCAGGGTACAACTGTAGCTACCTACCCGTAGATGACCTTAAGTCCTTCGATGAAGCTATGTTCATCCTCCTCTGTGGTACTGGTGTCGGGTTCAGTGTCGAGAGACAGTTCATCAGCAAGCTCCCAGAGGTGCCTCAACTCTTCGAGAGTGAGTCGGTCATTGTCGTTAAGGACAGTAAGGAAGGCTGGGCTAAGGGGTTCCGTCAATTGATTGCACTCCTTTATAGTGGTGAGATTGCTCAGTGGGATGTGTCTAAGGTTCGTCCAGCTGGTGCTAAACTCAAGACCTTTGGTGGTCGTGCCTCTGGTCCTGCACCCTTGGTTGATCTGTTTAACTTTACGATCCGTACCTTCAAGGAAGCACAAGGCCGTAAGCTGTCTTCTCTTGAGTGTCACGACATCATGTGTAAGATAGGTGAGGTGGTGGTAGTTGGTGGTGTACGCCGCAGTGCTATGATCTCTCTGTCTAACCTGAGTGATGACCGTATGCGTCATGCTAAGTCAGGTGCATGGTGGGAGAACAACCCTCAACGTGCTTTGGCTAACAACTCCGTAAGCTACACTGAGAAGCCAGACAGCCTATCCTTCATGCGTGAGTGGATGGCATTGGTTGAGTCAGGCTCAGGTGAACGTGGTATCTTTAACCGTCAGGCTTCTAAGGTACAGGCAGCTAAGAATGGACGCCGTGATGCTGACTATGACTTTGGGACCAACCCGTGTTCGGAAATCATCTTGCGCCCAAATCAGTTTTGCAACCTAACAGAGTGCGTGGTACGGGCAACGGATAGTATTGAAGACCTAGAGAAGAAGGTTCGTATAGCTACCATCCTTGGTACTATCCAGTCTAGCTTCACTAAGTTCCCTTACCTCCGTAAGATTTGGCAGAAGAACACAGAAGAAGAACGACTACTAGGTGTCTCAATGACAGGTATCATGGATAACCCGTTAATGACAACAAAGAACGCAGGATTGGAGAAGACACTTGAACATCTTAAATGGATTGCCGTTGAAACTAACGCTGAGTGGGCTAGCCGCCTTGGTATTCCTGCTGCTACTGCTATTAGCTGTGTTAAGCCATCTGGAACAGTCAGCCAACTCGTTGACTCAGCCTCTGGGATTCACGCCAGACACAGTGACTACTACATTCGAACCGTTAGAGGAGACAACAAAGACCCCTTGACACAGTTCATGAAGGACCAGGGCATCCCTAACGAGCCAGACGTAATGAAACCAGATGCTACCACAGTGTTTAGTTTCCCTATGAAGGCTCCAGTTGGTGCTGTAACAACCTCAGACATGACAGCCATTGAGCAGTTAGAGATGTGGTTAGCATACCAACGATCATGGTGTGAGCATAAGCCATCGGTGACAATCAACGTCAAGAATGACGAGTGGTTCGAGGTAGGTGCTTTCGTTTATAAGCACTTCGATGAAATGAGTGGTGTTTCTTTCTTGCCGTACAACGAACACACTTATCAACAGGCACCCTACCAAGAGTGTGATAAGTCAGACTATGAGGCCTTGCTCGCTGTCATGCCAGACTCTATTGATTGGTCAGGTCTATCTGAGTACGAGAAAGAGGACAACACAGCTGGTAGCCAGACACTTGCTTGCTCAGGCGACTCCTGTGAGATTGTGGACTTGGTATGAGTTGGGTAGTCTTATGTAGAACACAGTGTAACTTCTGTGGTGATGCTAAGGCTCTGTTGCGGGGTAGGGGGTTGTCATACACCTCCTACACCCTCGACTCCCCTAGTAGTAAATGGCTCTTGACATTAATCAAAGATGCTGGTATGACAACTGTACCCCAGATCTTTAACCCTAAAGGTGAGCACGTTGGTGGCTACACCGAACTAAAGGAACTACTCAATGACAGCGGTACGAAAGAGTTTTAGTCGAGCACTATACGAAGCGTATGATAGTCCTGCCCGTGATGCCTTAATCTCCCACTTGGAGGCTAAGGGTCACACCATCGTTAACAACGAAGAGAACTTCAATGTTGATGTTGTGTCACAGAAGAATGAATACACATACTTCAATGAGGTAGAGGTTAAGACAGCATGGAAGGCTGACTGGCCTACACACTGGACAGAGATCCGTATCCCTGAACGTAAGCAACGCCTTCTTGACAAACACTCAGAAGTAAATGGTGTTCTTAACTTCTACATCTTTCGTCCTGACTTCAAGCAAGCATGGCGTATCAAGGACACACAGCTTACCAAGGAAAGCCTGAAGACAGCCAAGGGTAGGTACATCACACACGGTGAGAAGTTCTTTCATATTCCTTACGTAGATGCTGAGTTGGTTAACCTATGAACAACATAGAACCGTTACAGAAACCAACACGAACACGGCGTAAGACTAACTACAAAGGTGCTGACGCTAAGAAGACATCAGGTCTAGTTCCTAGAACAGACAAACAAAAGGAGTTTATATATGCCCTTTCATCTTCGAATCAAGTATTTGTTCTTGGTCCAGCTGGAACAGGTAAGACTTACGTCACGGCAACGGTGGCATCGGACCTGTATACGACTAAGCAAATTGATAAAATCGTTATCACGAGGCCCCATGTAGCTGTAGGAAAAGAGTTAGGATTCCTAAAGGGTGACCTAGCAGAGAAGACTATGCCATGGGCCTTGCCTGTGTTAGACGTATTGGAGAAGCACCTTGGTAAAGGAACAGTCGAGACAGGTATCAAGAATGGGAACATTGAGATGGCACCTCTTGCACTTATGCGTGGGCGTAGCTTCGATAATGCCTTCATAATAGTAGACGAGACACAGAACATCACCACTCACGAACTTAAGATGCTACTGACTAGGGTAGGTGAGGGGTCAACCATTGTACTCAACGGTGATGTTCAACAGTCAGACCTAAAGGAAGCCGATGGTTTGTCTAAGGTTATACACCTAGCTAAGAAGCACATGCTGCCTGTACCTGTCATTGAGTTTGGTGTTGATGATATTGTAAGGAGTGACATCTGTGCCCAATGGGTCAAGGTCTTTATGAAAGAGAACATCTAAAAGAAAAGCCCCTTGGATTTCTCCTTGGGGCTTTAAACTTTATTTCTTCTTAGGCATCGGTTTCTTTTTGACTGGTGCCTTTTTCTTTGCGCCCTTACCATAGGGCATCTTCTTTCCGTTCTTGTATGGCATTACTTCCTCCCCGATCTTACTGTTGTCCAATCAACAAATTCGTGTTTACCGTTGACACTTTTCGTATGGTGCATATCATATTTTTTTCTGTTTGTATTGGTTTTTGCAACAATATTAAAGTTATTCTTTGTTCCCTTCTCACCTAAGGCCCAACGCCCATTTCGTCCACTCTGTAAATGCCTAACAGGTTTTTTCTTTGCTGGTTTCTTAGCCATTACTTCTTCCTTTTCTTTGCTGTCTTCGCTGCTTGTTTAAAGTTCTTGGCAGTCGGTGCTCCTTTGGAACCTACCTTCCGCATCTTCTCTCCTGATCCTGCTGCTATTCGTTTACGTTTAGCATGGATGTTTGCGTATAATCCTTTAGCCATTACACACTCTCCCCTACTTTAAAACAATTTGGTTTAGCATAGATGCCATTGCTTATCAGTGTAGCAGCCATGTTAACTGCATCTTGCTCACACTCTAAACGGGTGTACCATAAGTTACTCTCGTTA